CTCACCCGATTTAGTTTTGTAGGCTTTAGCCACATAAACTTTTTCTCGTGAGAGTTTAGCAACAACAGAACGAACAGTTTTGCCAAGGCTATCTGCAATAGCTTCAACTGTCATGCCCTCTTGGTATTGAGCAATCATCTTTTCTGTTTGATCTTGTGTGTAGTTTACTGTTTTCGTAGTCATGTTTTGTTTTCCTTAAAAATTAAATTATATCACAAAGGCTTCATCATTGCAAGCCATATCCACAATGGAAGAAAGGTTATTGCAACAAACAATGTTGCTTGCAATAATTCTTTCAAAAATTTATTCATGGTTAACAACCTCTTTCAATCCTAATTTTGCCAAGTATTTGGCAATGTGTGTAACAGTGTTACCAAACTCATCTTTGAATTCTTCATTGATAAGTGTATAGCTACCTTCAAAGGGTAGGTCATCTAAGTTTAGGTTTAGTTGTTTAGTGTAAATCATTTGTATCTTTCTTTAATCTATGTGTCTATTATATCAGGGTTTTTGAGTTTGTCAAGCGTTTTTCTAATTATTTTCTAGGTGTTTACCCCTATTGACAAGCCAGCCAGCCTGTGCTATAATTGGCGCCAACTACGCTTTGTAAGTTAGTGCTCACTTCGCCGTGGCGCTCCGCGCAGCGGAGGATTTTGTAATACCTGAGTATTCAAAATCTCCTGCAAACCTTGGTATTCAAAATGAAACAATGTCAACCCCATAATAAGCAATAAAATATTTTCGCCAATTAGTGAAACCTGATTCGGTGTCGTGAGTTATATCTAAGTCTTGTTCCATTTGCCAAGCATGAACATACTCATGTGCAATAGTAGAGAACAAATCAAGGTCTGACTTTATTTCAGAAGTAGCAAACCTGATTTTGTGATTTATCTTTTTATCGGAGAATTTCTCTCCCTCATACATCCCCATACATGAGTCACCATCAAAACGCAAAACCTTAGTCTTTGCAAAGTTAACCCGATTCTTTAAATCGAATTCATCCTGTAGTATCAGTTGAAATAATCTAAGTTTGTCTGATTTAATCATTTTGTGAACCAATCCAAAAGCATAAGTTTAACTCCAACAAAACCAATAAAGGCAAGTAAGTATAAAATAAATTCATTCATAGTCTACCCTTAAAGTTGGATTGAATACCATTACAGCCTTTAGCTTACCATCTACGATTGAGCAATAGGTGAATGGGGTTTTGTTTACAATAGCTTCATTTAAGAAGTCTTGCATTCTGATGTACTGATTCATTATATAGTCCTCTCTGATTTAATAAAATCTACAATTTTCATCAAAGCAATTTTATTTGCTTTAGTGAGTGATTCTGTATCGGCTTCGGTCAAGCCTAATGCTTCACCGATAAAATCGGCATGAACATCTTTTTTAATCGGTGTCTCACCCGATTTAGTTTTGTAGGCTTTAGCCACATAAACTTTTTCTCGTGAGAGTTTAGCAACAACAGAACGAACAGTTTTGCCAAGGCTATCTGCAATAGCTTCAACTGTCATGCCCTCTTGGTATTGAGCGATCATTTTTTCTGTTTGATCTGGGGTGTAGTTTACTGTTTTCATTTTCATTTCCTTAAAATTAAATTATATCACAAAGGCTTCATCATTGCAAGCCATATCCACAATGGAGAAAAGGTTATTGCAACAAACAATGTTGCTTGCAATAATTCTTTAAAAAGTTTATTCATGGTTAACAACCTCTTTTAATCCTAGTTTAGCCAAGTATTTAGCAACATGAACAACAGTGTTACCAAATTCATCTTTGAATTCTTCATTGAGAATTGTATAGCTACCTTCAAAGGGTAGGTCATCTAAGTTTAGGTTAAGTTGTTTAGTGTATAGCATTTTGAATTCCTTTAATTTATGTCTCTATTATACAGGGTTTTTGGAAAGAGTCAACAGATAAAAACTCACACCCTTGTGAGATTTTTTCTTGTTGTCTTTCCTTGTTGTCATGTCCTCTATTATACATTGTTTTTTAAGATTGTCAAGCATTGTGCATAAATACAACATAGGTGTTTACCCCTATTGACAGGGGGGTTTCGAGACTGTATAATTATACACCCTCTATGGCCCTCCCACACGGCCTATTTCAGGAAAATTTCCAAACACCCTAAGGTGCCAAAATCCAGACTTGCTTAAATACCCCTAAACTGGTATAATCAACACAAAGGACCAAATTATGACAACTCACCTACCTGCCGAAACGGTACGCATCTCTCCGGAAGCACTGGAAGTTGCCAATGCCTACCTACAATTAAACGATGCCAGAGCCGTTGCCCAGGAACTAGACCTAGACCCCGAAATTGTAACCAACCTTTTAGCTCGACGCGAAGTCAAAACCTATATTGACTCGGTATTTTTCGACTCAGGCTACAATAATCGCTTCCTTATGCGTAAAGCAATGGATGCACTAATCAAACAAAAATTCTCCGAACTCGAAGAATCACAAACAGGCAGCACTAAAGATATTGCTGAACTGCTCCAAATGTCCCACAAAATGTCCATGGATCTTTTAGACCGTGAGATTCAGCTGCAAAAAGCGCAACAAGCCACCGGCCCACAAAAGCAAGTTAACGTTCAGATCAATGAAGGTCTAGATGGGTCAAAGTACTCACAATTAGTACAAAAGTTAATTACTGGAGAAGGCGTATGAAAAAGTTTTTATTACTCCTAGCACTGCTTCCCACCCTAAGCTTAGCACAACATTATCATCACCACAATCATCGCCCACATTGGCGGTATAGTGGTGGAACTTGGAACTGGATGGTTCCAGCCTTAATAGGCGGTATAGTTGTATACGAGGCCAGCAAACAGCCAGCCCCACAACCAATCATAATTCAGCAGCAGCCTCAAGAAAACTGCACACCATGGACAGAAGTTCAAACACCTGATGGTCGTATCTATCGCGAAAGAACCTGCCAAAAATAATGCTTATAGTCTCACGCCCCGAAGTTAACGTAGACGCTGTGCAAGAGTTCGACCCTCAACAGCGATTTATTAAGCTACCCATCACAAACTATCTCAAGCTGCTCAATGTCTGGGATACAATCAATCGCCCACAAATTGCACTAATCAACGCAGTCAACGATCCCAAGTACAGGTTTATCTGTGCTGCTTTAGCCCGTCGATTGGGTAAAACCTACATAGCTAATATTATCGGTCAATTGGTCACACTTGTTCCTGGCAGCAACGTACTAATCATTTCACCAAACTATAACCTTTCATCAATATCATTTGAACTCCAACGTAAACTCATCAAGCACTTCGACCTCGAAGTTGCACGTGACAATCTCAAAGACAAAATTATCGAGCTATCAAATGGCAGTACCATTCGTATGGGTTCTCTTGGTACCGTTGATAGTACTGTTGGTCGATCGTATGATTTAATCATATTTGACGAGGCTGCCCTAGGTGAGGGCGGCGAAGCCGCCTTTAATGTGGCCCTGCGTCCAACTCTTGATAAACCACAAGCAAAAGCCATTTTTATCTCAACACCTCGTGGTCGTAACAACTGGTTTTCGCAGTTTTGGAATCGTGGCTTTAGTGACGAATTCCCCGAGTGGATCTCCTTACAAGCAGATTACACAGAAAACACACGCATGGCTGAGTCGGATGTTGCGGAAGCCCGCAGGTCCATGTCAAAAGCCGAATTTGAACAAGAATACCTGGCCTCATTTACTGTGTTTGAGGGTCAGATTTATGCATTAAAAGAAGATGATATTTGTGAAATCCCTACTGACCTCAAAGGCGAGGCATTTGCTGGGTGCGACCCTGGTTACCGAGACGCTACTGCTCATTGCACTATCGTGTACGATTGGAACCGCGATTGCTTTTTTATTGTCGACGAATACTTAAAGTCGGAAGTTACTACGCAAGAGCATGCAGCTGCATTTACCGAGTTTAATGACAAGCACGGTGTTGAAGTTACCTTTATTGACTCAGCTGCTGCACAATTTGCAAGTGATCTTGCTTACTTATACAATATTTCAACAACCAAAGCCAAAAAAGATGTGTTACCTGGTATTGCTTATGTGCAAACCTTGCTACAACAAGGTCGGTTAAAGGTTGCCCCACATTGCACTAATGTACGCGCTATGTTTGACCAGTATCGCTGGGATCAACGCGAGGGGCTCCAACGTGAACGTCCAATGCACGATCAATATAGTCACATGGCTGATGCCGTCCGCTACGCACTATACACTTATACGGTATAATGGTATAAAAAATTTGTGCATTGACTTTTCTGTGCCTTAGTGCTATAATACTAGGTAATTGTGGAGTACTTTATTCCACTTGGAGAAAACAATGGATAAAACAGAATATGAAGCAATGCTAAAAGCAGCATTTGCCAGTGAGTTTAGCTTCTTTTTAAAAGCCGCTAATTTTCACTGGAATGTTGAAGGTAGCTTGTTTCCACAGTATCATGAACTGTTTGGTAATATTTATGCTGAAGTATACGGCTCGATTGATACGTTTGCTGAAGAACTGCGTGCACTACGCATTTACGCACCTGCTAGTTTCGAAACATTTGATGAGATTTCAGTAGTTGACTGCCAAGACGACGTACCCAACGGTATGCAAATGACGCAACAACTTTTAGCTGATTCAGATACAATGGCTGAGTTATTCCGCCAAGCTTATTCAGCAGCGGAGTCAGAAGGCGATTTTGGGTTAGCTAACTTTTTAGCAGATCGTCAAAACGCACATCGTAAACACTCTTGGATGCTACGCTCTACACTAAAGTAATATGGCGGCCAACACAAACAAACGAATCCCAGTAAAGTGGGTTCGTGACAGGGCTAAAGCAGCCTATGAAAAGAAAACGGAATGTTTTATCTGCGGTGGCAGCACCGAACTAGAACTCCATCACCTACATTCAGTTACTATACTCCTAGATAAATGGGCTAGAGCTCGTGGATATGATATTTCAACAGATGAAGGCATTGTAGCTGTTAGGGATGAGTTTATTAGTGAGCACCGAGCCGAGTTATATGACCAAGTTTACACCCTTTGTAATCGGCATCATGTAGCGTTGCACGGAGTTTATGGTAAAGCTCCAAGACCCGGAAGTGAACCCAAACAGGCTCACTGGATAGAGATGCAGCGTGCAAAGTATTCTGGTGTTGATGTGGTTGTACCCAAGAAAAGCTTTGGTAGTTTCTTTAGTGAGTTCACTTAAGGGAAAACTATGTCAAGATTTACAGATTGGGTTGTTGAAAAGCTAAACCCAGCACAAGCCCGTATTGCACAGCAAGCGGGCACACAAATTTCCACGGAAAGCAAGATAACATATCAGCAAGCTTTCCAAAAATTAGAGTCAGTCAACCGTTCAGTAAGTATGCTTGTTAATGCAGCTAGTTCGCTTGATTACGACGTAAAAGATAAGTTAAATGAAGGTATAGTTACCGGAATTCGTCAAAAGTCATTAAACACACTTTTGAACTTCCGTCCAAACCCATACCAAAGCAGCCAAGAATTTCGCCAGTCAATCTTTACAGATTTGATTTTAGAAGGTAACGTATTTGTCCATTTTGATGGCGTATTTATGTATCACCTGCCTGCGGCTAATGTAGAAATTTTAACTGATACCAAAACATTTATCCGTGGCTATCGCTACAACGGAATGGTTGAATTTAAAGAGTCGGAAGTCTTTCACTTCCGTGATCTTAATTCACACAGTATATATCGCGGCGCTTCGCGCCTTGAAGCAGCCCAACGAAGCATTGCTACGTTGCACTCTATGAAAGACTTTCAAGAGAATTTCTTTGATAATGGAGCTGTATTCGGTTTAGTATTAACTAGTGAAAACACGCTTTCACAAGTTGCAAAAGAAAAAACAATACAATACTGGTTACAAAAATATTCAACTAAACAAGGCGGCAAGCGTCCAGTAATCTTGGATAGTGGCTTAAAGCCTGCACAAGTATCAAATCAAAACTTCAAAGACATGGATTTCGATCAATCGATCAAAACCCACAACGAACTAATTATGCAATGTATTGGCGTACCACCTATTTTATTAGCTGGTGGTAATAACGCTAACATCTCACCTAATTTACGCTTATTCTATTTAGAAACAGTAATGCCAGTTGTTCGTAAATTTACTTCAAGTTTAGAACGATACTTTGGATATGACGTAGATGTAATTACAGCTAATGTAAGCGCACTGCAACCAGAATTAAAAGATATTGCTGCCTACCATTCGACTTTAGTCAATGCTGGCATCATTACAGCTAATGAAGCAAGAAAAGAATTACGTTATGAACCTATTGAGGGTAATGACGAAATAAGAATACCCGCCAATATTGCGGGTTCGGCTGCTGATCCGTCGAAAGGTGGTAGGCCCACAGATAATCAGCAATAAAGGGGTAATATGGTAGATAAAAGTAAAGTACTGTTTTTAAACAGTTCATTTATCAAGAGTA